CCAGTTATTCGTTCCCTTTGCCTGATTACAGCGTACGCAGGATGGTACGAGGTTACTTGTGAGATCTTCTCCACCAAAGCAACGAGGGTGAACGTGGTCCAAAGTAAGTTCATGTAATTCATAAGTTTCTCCACAATAAACGCATGTACAATTGAAGTGCTCTTTGATGGCTCTTCTCCAGAGCCTTTTAGCTTCGGGACTTGTCATGGTTATTAGGTTGTGTAAATAGTGATCAGGCGTCGGGAACAAAGGGGTCATGCGTATTTTTTCCCCTTACGTGGTCTTGTTCGATTCTTTTTAGGTGATTCTTTTTTACAGGTTGTTGGTCCAGTGTGGCTTGCATCCTTACCGTCTCCATTTCCATAAGTACCTAGTTTACGATTGCATTTGTTAGCAGCCGTACGAATCTTAAGTCCCTCTTTAGTTTTGTTATATTTAGCCTGTTGCTTAAGACGTTTTTTTCTAGCTTCAGGGTTTTTTTTGTAGTATTCAGACGTGCGACTTGCCATAAAGCCTCTGTTGGACAAGTTCTGGGTCAATAGTAGGCATAATAGTTGCCAGCTTATCTAGTGGGTTACCGTCATAAGCGACACCACTAATGTCGTTAGTTTTTAGCCAGTCACAAGCTGCTTTAAGATCAGCAGTAGTTGCTTCACCAGCCTTGATACGGGTCAAAAACTCTTTCGTTACCAGGTTGTGAAGTTCGTTGAATTGATCTTCTGTTGCTTTCTTTTTCATATGCGACAATAGGAACGACATCGGAACAAAGTTTTGAATAAGGTGATTCAGGTCTAAACATAAAACCTGCTTTACCTAATTCAGCACATTTCAACGCCCTGACTAGTTCATAGTCAAGACGCATCTTTTGTTCGTATCGTCGTGCAATAGATTTACATTGCTCAACCATTCCACCATCTAAAGGGATAGAAAAGTTAAGACTGATTCCAAAATTACTAGTACGGCTATATGTGTCTTGGTGTACATCACCTCCCGTATAAAACGGGCTGACGGTCATAGTCGTACCATTACAAGAGTTATTAGCAGCAAAATGCTGTCTAGATGGAGCACCAGTATTTTGGAATTGAATAGCTTGATTAGTTACGTTACCTGTAGCAGCAGCCACAGGAGACGAAGTATTAGATACCTTTGGGTCTTCAGCGTAAGCAGGGTTTACTGCGAGAAGACTGACAAAGAAGTAGTAACCGATTCTTGAGAAATGGTTTCGGTAATATCGGTTGTCTCTACCACACCTGCTGAACGAGTCACCACTTCGAGTTGGAATGGATCTCCAGCAGTTGTTACTGAGAAAGTTGTAGAGGAGTTTTCTAGGTCTCCACTGGGTGTAATGTTTGTTCCAGACCATGATTTATAATCGCCACCATATACTTCAGTTGCAATGGTACGGCTAATATCGATAGTTGTAGTGGTGGTAGCTTGCATACTACCTTGCGTGAAATTAGGAGTGGTCTGAGCTTGTGCTGCCATTGGAAACAGCAGTAGAGGTAGGAGATACTTCATGGTTTAGTAGGGGTTTCTTTTTTATCCATACGGCTAATACCGTAAGAAGCAAGGGTTCCACTGAGAAGCGAAGCCACAAAGGTGGGATCCATCTTCTGAAGCATACCCATATATGAGGCAGTTAATACGCCTGCACTCCAAACAAGCACAAGAGCTTTAACAATTTCACTGAAGAAATCATGAACAAAGTTCTTCGTCTTTTGCATCTTTTTTGGTTAGGATCTTTTTGATGATAGGCTTCATCAACGTGACCAACCGTTTAAATATTGCAGTGGCGGTAAGGGTGGCAGCAACAGAAACAGTGGCTGTTGTTGCAGCAGTTACCAGGATTTCTGGTTGAGGTATTGGGACTTCAATATCTGCTATAGGTATATCAATCTTCATTACCTCTGGTGGAGTTGGGGGAATTGGTGGAAGAGTAATAGGAGCTATGGGAGGTCTAGGAGCTTCTCTAGCAGGGTTGTTATTGCTCTTAGGTGGATTGACACCTGGAGGAGGTCTAAGGTCGCTTGGAGGGGCATACAGAGGGATATAGGATGGAACCTTAGGTGTAGGCATCTCCAAGACGGGAACCGGAACCGTTATTGGCTCCGGTATACCCATCTCAGGTATCAATATTGGTTCAGGAACGGCGAATGCGAAGATGTCCGTTTGAATCATAATAGACACCACCAACAACAATACCAGCAGTGCCAGCATCAGTGTCGTTGTTATGTTCTTCGAGATCGCTCAAGCGAATATAAAGACCACCTTCAATTTCAAAACGACCACCAGCAGCAGCAGGATACACGGTAATGTTATTACCAATATCCATACGGGTACCACGCAGAACGTTCTCAACCTTAGTCAGGTTAGAGTCAAACTGAAGACGTGCATTGGTATCAACAGTCAGATCACCAGTAGCTGCAGGATTAGCAATGTTAAGCTTCAAAGCGATAGCAGCATCAGCATCAGCCTCGTTCTGATCGACATCCGACTGCACCGCAGCGACAGCGGTGGCGGTTGTTGGGTCAGCTTCAAGTACATCGAGGCGACCGCTAAGGGCGGCATCCGCAGCATCGGAGTCTGTTTCATTCTGATCCACATCTGCTTGAACGGCAGCAACTGCAGCAGCCGTGGTAGGATCAGCTTCAAGGACATCAAGCCTACCCGAGAGCGCAGCATCTGCTGCATCACCATCAAGCTCGTTTTGATCAACATCAGCTTGGACAGCGGCTACGGCAGTAGCTGTGGTAGGGTCGGCTTCGAGAACGTCGAGTCGTCCACTGAGGGCAGCGTCGGCAGCGTCTCCATCACTTTCGTTTTGGTCAACGTCGGCTTGGACAGCAGCGACCGCAGCTGCAGTAGTGGGGTCAGCTTCCAGTACGTCAAGCCGCCCGCTAAGAGCAGCGTCAGCAGAATCAGAATCCGTTTCATTTTGGTCGACATCAGATTGAACAGCAGCAATAGAAGCATTAATAGTAGTGATAAAATCAGAATCCCCACCCAGGCTGTCACTAAGTTCCTTAAGCGTATCAAGGACACCAGGGGCACCACCAATCAGAGTAGTAATTTCACTGTCGGTATATGCATTAGCAGATGCCAACGTTGCAGCATCTCCAGCAGCTACAGCAGTAGCAGTGGTTGGATCGGCTTCAAGCACGTCCAAACGACCAGACAGAGCTGACTCAGCAGCGTCACTGTCAAGTTCATTCTGGTCAACATCCGCTTGCACGGCTGCAACAGCTGCAGCAGTCGTTGGGTCTGCCTCAAGCGTGTCAAGACGACCAGACAACGCATCAGCAGCTGCTTCAATGTTATCTTTTGCAGTTTGCCAAGCAAGGGCAAATGCTTCCAAGACAGCCTTCAAGTCAGATGCATCAGGCAGAACACCTGCAGTAAAGGTGCCCATGCTGGTGTCATCTTCAGCCACGCCAAGAGCGGTGACAACAGAGACAACATCAGCATTCAGTTCAGCAACTTGGGCTCCAACGGTGGCAAAATAGTTAGGGTCATCGTTGATGGCTGCTGCCAGCTCATTCAACGTATTCAAATCTTCTGGTGCAAGGTCCAGAACTCCTGCAACTTCTTGATCGATGTAAGCTTTGATAAAGGCGGTATCAGTGTTACTAAAGCGACCAGCAGGGAAAGTGTATGTAGACATATTTTAAAAAGAAAGATTATTTTGTCCAAATTGGAAGAGGATCAGGACGTGTATAGTTTTGATACCTCTGGAATTTAGTAAGGATTGGGTCATTGGTTGTGTTAACTCCCAACCGAAGGTTTTTGACAACAATCTTTGGAACGCCACTCGATGCGCTGCCGAGACCGTTACCTTGCCATTCAATGTTTAGAAAAAAACCAACGGGATACTTGACGTATGCACAGTTGTTTCAATAATAAGTCCAGAGTATGCCATAATTAGAAAATTAATAAATGTTATTTGAACCCGTCAATGTAATTGACTCTATTGCGATTTTGTACGTAGTTACCGTCTGAAAGCAAGAATATACGATCAC